ATTCCCAATCCCATCAACTGTGATCCTCTGCTCGGACTTGGTGTTGTAGTAGTAGAAGTTGTTTGTTGTAATGATGGAACACCTCTAAATATGTCAGACATAAATCCAACTTGTTGATAAGGCAATGCTTGTTCTGCAAGTGTGTTTGCTCTTGCGACATCAAGTTCTTTTTGTCCTTGTTGTTGTTGAAGACCACCAATACCTAACAATGTATTAATATCTTGTACACCCATTTGTTGCCCTAGTTGTCCAAGACCAGCTTGTGATACACCCAACTGACCAGTTAACTGTGCTTGTCTTAACTGTTGATTAGCTGCTTGTTGTGCAGCTGCTTGAGCTTGTTGAAAACCTTGTGATCTTAATTGTGAACCTGTTCTTGCTTGTTGATCCATCGTGTCTGCTGCTATCTGACCTTGTAATATGGCTTGTCTAGAACCACCAAACGCACCAGAACCTGCTGCACTTGCTTGTGCTTGAAGCTGTTGTTGTGCACCTTTCTCTGCAATGTCTGCCTGTGTTCTTGCGATAACATCTTCTGTAAAAGGATCCATAAACTGTTGATAAGATGTTGGGTCATAGTTTGCACTCTGTGCACCTGTAATACCTTGTCCAACTGCTGCACTGCCTTGTTGCAGAAAAGGTTGAAAAGCTCCAACACCACTCAGAGCATTTGATATGGCTTGTTGTTGTCCTTGTGATAAACCTGCTAATTCCTGTTTAGCAAAAGGCATTTGTGTGCCTTCACCCGTTAAGCCTTTTACACTTGCGAATATATCTGCTAAAAACTCCTCTTGAAACGGAGCCAGTCTAACGGTTTGTTCTTGTGTGATATCTTGTGTTGCCATTATGCGACCCTCTCTAATTCTGACATCATGTCATACATTCTAGCTGCACCAACGTCTCTGTCTCCACCACCTGCACCTCGTACAGCTTTTGCAGTTAATACAAACTCACCATCAGATAACATAGCTGGGACAGAATCACTTGTGCCAGTTCCAGGCCCTTCAACTTCTCCACCATCTGCTAGTGTTTCTGCACCTTGTCTAGCTCGTAAATCTTCAAAGTATTGTTTTCTTTCTTCTTCATTATCTAAGTTGTATGATTTATTACCTATTCTACCAAACCCTAATCTTGTTGTCCCCTTTGGAAAAGGTCTCGCTTCACGCTTAGTTGTCCCTTGTTCTTCTTCACCAGAAAGAGCGGCTAGTGTTCCCAAACCACCTATTGTTGCGATACCAGTTGGACTTGTGGCAAAATCTTTTAATGTGCTCATAATTCCACTACTACCTGCTGATTTTATTGCTGTTGTTGTCGCAGGATCAAAGATTTCAGGTCCAGTGATGTTTGCAGCAGAACCAGTCACGCCTGCCGTTCCAGAAGTAGGCGCGGCAGCAGGTCCAAAAAACTTACTACCTGCATATCCAGCAATACCACCCATTAATCCAGCTTTTAAAGCATCTTCTGTATCACCACCCGCAACCAGAGTTCCTATACCAGTTCCTAAAGCTGTGCCAAGGAAAGGACTGCCAAACGAAAAGCCTATTGCACCACCTATGATTGGTGCGGCTTTTTTTAATAATTTTGTGACGTTTTTAAATATACCCATTTTATTTACTATACCACTTATGTAACAATTTTAATAGTCCCACTGTCGTTAAATAACGCACCTACTTCTAATCCACTAGAGCTTGTCGGTAAATCAGTCAATGTTATTTTTGTAGCTCGTAATTCACCTGGATTTCTCTCTTGTGAAATAAATATTTCTAAAGATCTTACTAAATCTTCTACATATTGTCTATCAATCTGTTCTGGTGGTTCTGGTAATCTTGGAGCTGGTACGCCTACTAATGCCATTATCTTTTTCCGTCCTCTCTTATATCTACTCTTGGTGTTCCCATTTTAAATTTACACCCTAATGCACTAGAATCAAGTCTTATTGCAAAAGATCTGCCTCTAATTCTATAATCAAGTTTATTTGTAAACGCTTCAACTGGATTTGTTGCCGTTCTAGTAGTAGTCCCAGTTCCAGTTTGAGAAAAGTCTTCGCCTGGAAAGTCTCTTGCTTTGACTGTAAAAGTAGCATTTGGAGAACTACCAGTAACAGAACCAGTAAAAGTTAAATCTGGTATGACTCTTCTAATAAAAGCAAACTTTTCTCCATCTCCCATATCCATAGGCGATGTTTCTACAAAAGAAGTCATTGCACTTCCATCATCATCAAAGCCTAATTCGTGGTTAAATATATATCCACCACCTGCAGCTATTGGAAAGTTTCTGATGCCTCTATCGAGCCATGCTGTTCTTGTTAAAGAGCCATAATACCAAACCTTTTCATTATAGTTCCATACAACATATTTGTTACATTCACTAGAATCGGCAGATGGATAAAACCACCACACCTCACCAAACTCTGAATTAATACCAGATACAACTTTGTCTCGTTGTGCAAGATTAAAATCTAAAAATACTTTGTCTTTTACTGTGCAAGGTAACTGTGCAGTCTGTCCAGCGTGAACATAAAAATTATCAATACCCATCCAGTATACAACATCTTCTGTGGCAATAGCAGATGCAGAGGACATAATTGTAATATTAGACGCTAACTGTGATATACCAAAAGTAAATGGTGGACCAATAAAACGCATGGAGTGTAATGATTTATCTGTAAAAACTAGAATCTCTCTTTTTGTTTCCACGGCTTGTACAAAAGTAGAACCTGCACCTAATCTTAAATCACCTGCGGTGTTCGTTGTAGTTGGAAACCAGTCCACTGGATTTTCTTGACTGCTAAACCTAATAAGCAATGGGTCTTGAACCCCATTTCCTCTCGGATCACTAGAGCTTCCCACACTATCACACCCAAAAGCTATAACATGACGATCTATATCGGATACTAATACTTGTTTTGCGACTCTGGGAACACTTTTCTCTCCACTAAATGTACTAGTAGCACTTAGTTCAACACCTCGACCAGCTAATCCTAAACTCTTGTCCCAGTAAAATAATTCTCCATCTCTTATGTTAAGTATAAGATCTTCACCAAAATTATCATGTGACCAAAGACGTATCTGTGTTGTTACTGAAACTGTAGCGGCATCTCCCCAACCGACATAATCATTATCTGAATTTGCGTTTCCTTCAATTAAAAACACTGTGGCTCCATCTGCATGAGTGTCTGCGTCAGTGCCACTTTGTCCTCTGGTTACTGTTAAATCATTTGTTGCTACATTCGTTACTTGTAGTATTTCTGAATCAATTAAAATAAAATCATTGTTCGATATGTCAGTGCCACTTGTAACAGTCAAAGTTGTATCAGAGTTACTAAATGTACCACCTTCATTAATAGTTGTTTGTAAAGCACCATTAGTAACACCACCCCATGTACCTGCACCAAAACCAGTGCCTCCAATAACTTGATCTAATCCTACGTTAACTTGATAAGTGCCTACCACACTACTTCCACCATTGCCTGTATCAGAAGAATTAGCGGCAACGGCAGATGTAACTGTATATCTATTAGCATCTAATATGCTAACAATCTGATATTCTTTGTTTAAGACTGTAGCCGTTATAACGCCACCTAAACTTGTTGCACCAGAAAAAGTAACAAAGTCATTTTCAACTGCACCATGACTTGTGTCTGTTACTGTTATTGTGGTACTGCCATTTGAAGCAGAAAAGGTTACATCTCCAGCACTTGTAGTCTGTCTTATTGGAGTTATGTCATTAAAGGTTGTACCCTCTTCAATATAATATTTAAGATGTGTGCCAATACCAAGAAAATTAGAACTATCTAATCCTATCCAGTTATGTAATCTTCTAGCACTACCTAAGTATTGATTAGCAGAATACTTTTCCCAACCACCTATCTTTTCTGGGAACCCCATGCGAAAACGTATTTTATCACCATCAAAAAAACCACCTTCATTAGAATAAGGTGTAACTTCTCTATTAATACCTGGTTTAAACTTTAATGCTTTTATCATGCTGTCGCTCCAGTTAAACTACCACTACCACTTGATGTTACATTACTTACACCTTGAATAGACTTACCACTCGCACCACCAGAAGCACCACTTGTGCCATTTGTTGGTGCTGTAGCTGGATAACTTACACTTGTACCAGAGCCATTGCTTCCAGTACCACCATCTGAACCTGCTGCTCCAAAAGCACCACCATCACCACCTGTCCCACCAGCACCTGCATTATTAGACCCAGAGCCACCACTAGATCCAGTTCCAGCAGATTGATTATATCCTTGACCTACGCCACCTGCTCCACCAGCACCACCATTTTGTGTTACTAATGGAGATCCAGAAACAGACATACTTAAAGTATTATAATAATAATTTTGACCATTAGAACTTGAGCCATAAGCAGTAAAATAATATGTTGTGCCTGATGCTATATTAACAGTGCCACTATTACTTATTGATGTACCAGAAGTAACATTACTTGTACTTACATTTATAGTAGGTGTTCCATAACCACTTCCATATTGTGAACTTATAGAAGCACTAACAGAATAAACACCTTGTAAATTAGTTTGTGCAGAAATGTAAATTGGACCTCTGTTTGCACAAGCTCCAGAAAAACCAGCACCTGCACTACCAGAATGATTTATATCAAATTGTGCTGGATTAATACCACGATTAAACTGTGCATTAATACCACCCCATAATCTATCTGATACTACGCCTTGACCATCTAAGTCCCCAGCACTCGTATAAATAGTGCTCATCCATGT